TATCCAGTCAATGAGATTAGTAATGCTGTAAAGACATTAAAAGATCAAATTGGTGGTGGATACAGTGTTCTAGGTGAGTTAGATCACCCAGACGATTTAAAAATTAACCTAGATCGTGTTAGTCATGTCATCACAGATATGTGGATGGAAGGTGCTAACGGATTTGGAAAGTTAAAAATACTCCCGACACCAATGGGTACGCTAGTAGAGACCATGTTGAGTAACGGAGTGAAATTAGGTGTCTCAAGCCGAGGTAGTGGAAATGTTAACGAGGCGAACGGACATGTAAGTGATTTTGAAATAGTAACAGTCGATGTTGTAGCACAACCAAGTGCTCCAGATGCATATCCAACTGCAATATATGAAGGTTTACTGAATATGAAAGGTGGACATAAGTTGATGGAAATAGCGGCTGAGGCTAAAGAAAGTATCACAGCGCAAAGATATCTTAAAGAGGGAATTATATCTCTTATTAAGGATCTTAAATTATAAAGGAGAAATCGATGCTAGATGCTATGAAACCTTTGCTTGATAGTGAACTAGTTAACGAGGATACTCGTCTTCAAATCCAAGAAGAATGGGATAAGAAGATGGCTGAGACTCGTGAACAAGTGAGAAGTGAACTTCGTGAGGAGTTTGCTCGTAACTATGAGCATGACAAACAAACAATGGTAGAAGCACTAGACCGTATGGTATCCGAAAGTCTTGAAGCGGAAATCAAGGAAGTGGTTGCTGAGAAAGAAGCACTTGCTGAAGACCGTGTTAAGTTTAATCAGAAAATGGTAGAAAACAGTGAGAAATTCTCACAGTTTATGGTTACTAAACTTTCTGAGGAAATCAAAGACTTAAGAGAAGACAGAAAAATTCAAGCAGAAGGTATGCAGAAACTTGAAGATTTTGTAGTTAAAGCACTTGCTAAAGAAATCAAAGAATTTGCCGAAGATAAGAAAGATGTAATCGAAACTAAGGTAAGACTTGTTGCTGAAGCAAAAGAAAAACTAGAGAGTCTGAAAGAAAGTTTTGTTGAAGATAATACTAAGAAACTTGAAGAAACTGTTGCCAAACGTCTAGAAGACGAATTATCACAACTACAAGAAGACATTAAGGTTGCTCGTGAGAACAACTTTGGTCGTCGTATCTTTGAAGCATTTGCTACTGAGTTTACAGGTACACACCTTAATGAAAACGCAGTGGTTCGTGAACTTAAAGATGAAATTGCTAAACGTGATAGTAAGTTAGCGGAAGCAAAAGAAACTATGGAAAAAGCAAAAGTACTAGTTGAATCGAAAAATAATGAAGTACAAAGACTCGTAGAGTCTAATGAACGTGCTCAAATAATGGATGACTTACTTGGACCTCTAAACACAGAGAAAAAAGAAGTTATGCAGAATTTATTAGAGAATGTTCAAACTTCTAGATTACAACATACTTTTGACAAGTATTTACCAGCAGTTCTTGCAAACAAATCTGTAGTAACAGAGAGTAAGAAAGAACAATTAACCGAGAGTACTACCGAGGTTACTGGTGATAAGGGAACTAAAGAATCAAGGGGTGATGTTATTGACAATATAGTTGATATTCGTCGTCTTGCGGGTCTTTAATTAATTGATATTAAGGAGAAAAAATAATGTCAGAAAAATTAATTGAAAGTCGTTGGTCAGAGACTAAAGATGCTCTACTTGAGGGTCTGCAAGGTACTAAAAGATCAACTATGGGTGTTGTTTTAGAAAACACTAAAAACTACCTTTCAGAAGCGGCTAGTACTGGTGCAACTGCATCTGGTAATGTTGCTACATTGAATCGTGTAATTCTTCCAGTTATTCGAAGAGTTATGCCTACTGTTATTGCTAACGAAATCGTTGGTGTTCAGCCAATGGCTGGCCCAGTTTCACAAATCCACACACTACGTGTAAGATATGCTGAGACTTTAAACGCTACTGGTAGTGCAAATGATACTACAGCAGGCGACGAAGCACTAAGTCCTTTCCAAATCTCAACTGCATACGCAGGTGATGGTACAGCAGGAAACGGTGCATCTACATCAACTCTTGAAGGTGATGGTGGTAGAGGTATTAGTGTTCAACTATTAAAACAAGCGGTTGAGGCTAAAACAAGAAAACTACAAGCACGTTGGACATTCGAAGCAGCACAGGATGCTAACTCAATGCACGGCATTGATGTTGAAGCAGAAATTATGGCTGCTCTAGCACAAGAAATCACTGCTGAAATCGATCAAGAGATCCTTGCATCTCTACGTTCACTAGCGGCAACAGAAGAGACTTTTGACCAGTCTGCTGTTTCTGGTACTGCTACATTCGTTGGTGACGAGCACGCTGCTCTAGCGGTTCTAATTAACCGTGTTGCTAACAAGATCGCTCAAAGAACAAGACGTGGTGCTGGTAACTGGGCTGTTGTGTCTCCACAGGCATTAACTGTTCTACAATCTGCTACTACTTCTGCATTTGCACGTTCTACTGAAGGTACATTTGAAGCACCTACAAACACTAAGTTTGTTGGTACTCTTAACGGTGCTATGAAGGTATATGTTGATTCATATGCGGCTGATACTACAGCAGTTCTAGTTGGTTATAAGGGTTCAAGTGAAAGTGATGCGGCTGCATTCTACTGTCCATACATCCCATTAATGAGTAGTGGAACAGTTCTTGATCCTTCAACTTTCGAGCCAGTTGTTTCATTCATGACTAGATATGGTTATGTTGAATTAACTAACTCAGCGTCTTCATTCGGTAATGCTGGTGACTACGTTGGTGAAGTTGCAGTTTCTAACCTTTCTTTCTCATAATAGAGTAGAAACTAAGAACAATAAAAAGGGAACCGTAAGGTTCCCTTTTTTTATGTGTGCAATTAATTGGTAACTACACAGGAGAAACCAAATTATAGAATAAATAGTGACAAGACACAATAGTAATTTTTGTATGGATTTTTTAACATTTGTTGGTGACGTGGGATTTCCGATTGCTGGAGCAGTAGCGGCCGGATATTTTGTATTTCTAACAATCAAATTTATTTTAGCCGGTGTAACTGGTGGAGTTAACGGTTTAAAAAACATCATTGGTGCTTTGGATAACAGAGTACAAACAATGAACAATGACTTAGTCAAAATAGATGCGTTACTGAGTCACGTTGTTGGAGTTAAACCAAATATTGATAGACTTGCCGCTAACGAAGGCAAGGAAGACGCACGAAGGGATTAAGGAAATGAGTGAAATCGAAATTAAAGAATTAGAACACAAACATAGTGAGGAGAGTATGGAAAACAGTTGGAAAGACGAATTAATAGTAATTGTTTTTTCACTACCCATTGTTGTAACTTTTTTAGCACCTATGTTTAGTGAATTGACACTAGCACAGGCGTGGGACAATTTAGCAAAAGCACCAGAATGGTACACAACAGTAATTAATATTTTAGTACTTGTTATATTTGGACTTAAAGCAGTTGTTTACAAAGTAGCAGATAAACTGTTCGGTACATCAAGCAGTGGAAGTAGTTGTAAGTACAAAGGAAAGTAAATGACAGCAGAGTTGGCCGCACAAATTAATCAATACGGTTTCCCAATAATAGCCGCAATGGGTTTGGGATACTTTGTTTATTACATTTGGGGTTGGGTAACAACAGAAATTAAACCAGTGATTGGGGAATCACAAATGACACTTATTAAGTTAGTAGACAGAATAAGAATGTTAGATAACGATATGATTCGTTTAAACACTAAGTTGCAAATGGTTTTAGAAATGAGGCAAAAGGGGCAGTTGGATTTAAACCAACAAGACAGCGATGATTTAGAGGAGATAATCGGTAGGTATGCATCAACTAGTGAAACATTTGATCAAGATCCTGCTAGGCATAATAAGCCTAAGTAGTGTAGCATCAGATTTAACTTTTCAATTTGGCAATCCGTCATTTAGTGGTGTTGGACAGTCACAACACTTCATTAGTATTGAACAATTACAGTACACACGTAACCAAGACATAAAAGACAAACAAGAATCAGACGCCAAACAAGCCGCAAGAGATGAAGAAAACGAACTTATCAACAAGTTTGTAAACAATGTTCAATCTCGTATCTACGCACAAATATCAAAACAAATGGTAGACAATATGTTTACCGACGACGGCGATACATCTGGAACAGCAGAGTTAGATGGTGCAACTATACAGTGGACTAAAGATTTAACAACGGAAACTATCACTATACAAATCACAGAAGACGATGGAACTTATACAGAGTTAACTGTGCCACTAACAGGATTTGGATTCTAATGGAAAACTTACTTGTACTTTTAATACTTGGTTGTTTTATAGGTGGGTGTTCTGCTGTTGCAGAAAAACCAGAGATGCAAGTAGAACCACCAATGAAGTTTGTCTCCACAGTAGAAGATCAATTAGTTAATTTACCAAGACTAGATGCTCCTATTATGACAATAGCAGTATATGATTTCAAAGACCAAACTGGACAACGTAAACCAAGTGAAAAGTTTTCACAACTATCTACAGCAGTAACACAAGGTGCAGAAAACTTTGTTATTGATGCTTTACAAAGAGCAGGAGATGGTGATTGGTTTATGGTAATTGAAAGACACGGATTAAACAACTTAGTAAAAGAAAGACAGTTGGCAAAGTCTGCCTACGACATTTACGATAAAGACAAAAAGGAAAGCAAACCAACACTACAACCATTAAAGTTAGCAGGACTTATACTAGAAGGTGGAATAACAGGATACGATACAAACATAGTATCGGGTGGTAGTGGTTTAAGATATTTTGGTATCGGAGGGGATACTGAATATAGAACTGACCAAGTCACAGTTTCGATGAGACTTGTGTCGGTTAACACTGGTAAAGTATTGATGACGATTAATACTTCTAAAACTATAGCCAGTGTTAAAGACGACTTTAATGTGTTTAGATTCTTTGATTTGGGAACTAAAGCATTTGAGTTGGAAAGTGGTTCAGCAACTAATGAGCCAACGTCAATGGCAACTAAGGCGGCTATTGATCAGGCAGTTATCGAAATGATTTATAAAGGAGAGAAAAAAGGCCTTTGGAAATTCTCCCCAAAGTCGTTGAAAGAAGATGACATATACATAACAAACGAGGAGAAGAAAGATGTATAAGAATATAATCCTTGTTTTGTTATTTTGGACAACATATGCTATAGCAAATGATATTTACATTCAGCAAGCCGGCGACTCGTTAGATTTAGATATTGTTCAAGATGGACAAGACAACGTTATAGGTACATCTAGCACCGCTGTTGGTTTAAGTGGCGATGACATGACTTTTGACATCACACAAACAGGTAGTTACAACACAATATCAGCAACTATTAAAGGTACAACATATACTGGTACTTGGGATTTCACAGGTAGTTCGAACACAGTAGATTTACTTTGTAGTAGTTCAGCAACTGGTGATTGTGATAGTGTAACACTTAACATAACAACAACTGGCGACGATAACGATTACACAATTAGAATTGGTGAAACATCTAGTTCTGATAGTGCTACCGTAAACTTCACACTAACTGGTGATAACAACATTATGACACCTACAATTAACGGAGAAAGTGCAGTATTAACTGTTGTAGTCGACAACAGCAGTTCACTATCTACTAACTCTGCTAATTCGGATGAGGGTGTTGCTATTACAACTTCACAAAGTGGAGATGGTGATGTAAACGGACACACAATTGATGTAAACGTTACTGGCGGTGGCGGAACAATCGATATCACACAGTCTGGTGTTTACGATAACTATGTAGACTTAGACATAACTGGTGATGACTTTGATGTGGACATTACTCAAAGCGATTAGTATCTTAGTATTGACATCATCTGTCTATGCTCAAAAGGCAGGTGATGTTATTCAACAAAAAGGCAATACCGATATCGAACGCGGTAAACAAACGTTTGAACAAATCAAAAAAGACTTTGATGTAGAATCAATGGATACAGTTAGAACCAGAGATGGTGTAACTGCTATAGAATTTTTAGACGAAACTAGAGTAGATGTAACTGAAAACAGTAAGTTAGTTATAGACAGTTTTGTATACGATCCAAACAAAAAAACTGGTGGACTGAGTTTTGAAGCGGCATTTGGAACAGTAAGATATGCCAGTGGACAAATAGCAAAAAACTCAAGACGTAATGTAAAAATTAAAACACCTACAGCAACAATTGGTGTGAGAGGAACAGACTTTTCAATGACAGTAGATGAGTTTGGTGGAAGTACAATTGTGTTACTACCAAGTTGTAATACTTTTGGACATTGTGTTGTGGGAGAGATTAGTGTTGACAGTGATGTTGGACAAGTGATACTTAATCAAGCCTTTCAGGCAACATCAGTACCAACAAG